TTGCTATAGACATAGTAATGCTTGGGGTTGGGTTGAGGGCTTTTGTAAAGTATAATTGAGCGAGTAAATCGATAGTGCTTCGGTGTGGTATGCCGCGGTGGTTACGGTATCCTAGCGATTGTGCGCCATCGGGTGAGTTGGTAACTTCACACTTTTCGGGTCGTGTGATGCTGCCAAAGCGATGATTGTCGATCAATGAGTATGTAGTTAAGAAGGTTTCGTGTTCATTCGGAGGAATGAAGACAGAAAGTGAGTAGATGATGTCATCTCCTTGTCCTTTTCGGACTAAGATTTGCTCTTCTGTGAAACCGAGTTGGAACAAGACGGTTAAGTCTGTGATTGAAAAGTGAAACGTGTCACTCAGTTGAGTGTCGTAACAGCCGGAGGGCATTCCAGCAAATTTGCGTTTGTACGTTCGTCCATCGGGTATAACGATAGGTGTGTTTCGGAACGTATAACATGTGAATTGCCAGAGTCTTTCAAGGCGTTGTGCCTTGTTGTGATTCCAGGTGGTATCCGTGTGAGGGTATTCTTGTGTTGGTAAGTATCCATTTTCGAAGTCGAGGTATGATCGATATATGTTTTCGATATCGTCCATGATTTCAAACAAAAAATATTTGTCGAAGCGACTTTTGTCAAGTGTTACAATAGTGGAGCGAAAGTAGGAAGTGGATAGTTCATGGTTGAGTTTGAACCAGCCGCCTAGTATAGTTTCGTATCCCCAAAGGATTGGAGATTTTCCAGGGTTGCGTTTCAGGTAAGCGACATATGACCATAAGAACATTGTTCGTGCGTAAATTGAGACTTTTGGGAAGCCCCAGATTGTGCGAAGTTTGTCAGGATCATGTTCGTCTACGATTGACGTTTTAGTGTGTAACAGCATATAGTACATGTATTTGTCGAATGGTACTTCATTGTTCTTGATTTCATGATGCCAGAGTCGTACCCAGTCAAAAATGATGTTTTTCATATTGCCAGTGCTTGGTTTTGCATTTTCAGGTAGGTTGTGACGTTCACGATAAATAGGAGCATTGAGTTGTTTAAGAAAGAAAGGTTCTGTTGAGAACGGTGCTTCAGCATTTGTATCATGTTTCATTGGATAATGATGCAGTATATCTAAGATATGTGCAGGTCTACATTTGTGTGGTGGCATAAAGAGTCTTCGTGTATAATCAACGGCGTGCCAGTAATGGTGGTCCTTGATTACGCGATGGGGTGGGATGTCCCCGTCAAAGAAGTCGAGCAAAACGAGCTCGGGATCAATGATAGAGCGTCTTTTAAGTAAAACTTGTTCTATCACTTTAGGAGTGAAGTATTTACACATTGCGTGTAAAACAGTAGTTTTGTGGTTTTCAATTGCTACAGGATTTGGTTTCATAGTAGCAGGCTTGAAGTTTGAGATGCCAGTAAAAGTAAAGTTTGTATCATTTTCAGATACGTACATTCTTTTAAATTGTTGAACGAGAGTGTTCATTGTGGGAGGTTATAAAACAGTCGAAGAGCTCGAGAATAAGCTTTAAGTTTTGAGGCTTGAGACTTTCGGATACG